AAAAGAGATAATTAATGTACCTTTAAAATCTATGGTAAATGTTGCAAACAAAACTGTAGAAAAATACATTCAGTCACTTTCTGAATCTGAAAGAAAAGAATTAAAAAAATTATTATCAACACCAAAAGAGACTTTAATCGAAAATTATACTAAGTTAAAATCTGATGTTGTTGAGAAATTAAACTCGCAAAAAGATATCTCAGACGAAGAAACGTCAAAGACTATAGATCAAGTTTTAAACAAATTGCAAAACGAATCGTTTAACGAATTGAATTACTATAAGTTAGGGAAACTAAACGAGGGACTTTAATTTTTGAATATAGGAAGCCTTAATGATTTGGGCTCTTTTCTTAACTGAAGGTTTTACAAACTCTTTTCTTTCGAACAAAGCTGAGTTTTGTTTAGTTCTAATAACTTTCCCTTTCAAGTCTTTTAAGGCCTTCTCAATGTTTCCTTTTTTCACTTCTACTAATAACATAAATTTTTGGTTGTTGATATAAATATAAATATTCGTTAGATTTAATCAAAAATAAACATTCAGAGCATGAAAAAATTCTATGAAAAAAGGAAAAACCACAAAATTAAGTGGGTATCGAACATTCAAAGCCCAATATGGGACTATTGATTCTCAAAACTTAAAATCAATTTACATCAACATCCAAACATGGGTAGAACCTAAAGAAGAAGTGGAAAACTGGAACAGAGTCGTTTTAAATATGACAAGATCAGTTAAACACTGTGTGTTAGAAAATATAAACAAAGATACATTTGACACAAAATTTATTGTAGATTTAGACCTCAGAACAAGCGGACTACAATTAAAAAAGAAATCCTTCATGAATTTAGAAATAAATTTATTTGTATTAGAACCAATGGATTTCAAATCACCAAAATTAAAAAAATCAGTTAAAAATTTAATCAAAGAAGTTTACAGTGATGTTTTTAGTAAAAACAGATACTTTAAATGTTTTCTTACAAAAAACGGAAATCAAAAACTTGTTAAGAAAGAAACTGAAACTGTTTAGTATTTATAAATAAAATATTAAATGAGCGATTTAAAAATATTAGGACCAAGAGATTCAGGAAAAGGGATTCTTGTTGAGTATGACGCAGGATATATAGACCCAAATGAAAGAAGAAACTTATCTATGATTAGAGAAAACAGAGATATGTTAGACCATTCAAAACCATTTGAGTTTTATGCGGTATTACAAAAATACAATACCCCAAATAGAAACGGGAGAGTTTACCCTGAAAAGATTCTCAAAAGAGAAGCTGACAATTATAAAAAGATGATTCAAAAAGGAACTGCTCTTTCTGAATTAAATCACCCTGAATCGTCTCTAATAGATTTAGATAGAGTATCACACGCGATTACCGATATATGGTGGGAAGGTCCTGTGTTATTAGGTAAATTGAAATTACTTACAAGTCCTGGTTTTCACGAAAGAGGTATTGTATCAACAAAAGGAGATTTAGCAGCTAACTATCTTCGTCAAGGTGTAACATTAGGTATATCTTCTCGTGGTGTTGGGTCTCTTAAAAAAGTTGGTGAACAAAACGAAGTACAGGATGATTTTGAATTAATTTGTTTTGACTTAGTATCATCTCCATCCACGCCAGGAGCATATCTTTTCAGAGATAAAGACGAAAGAATGAATTACGAAGAGAATTTAGATGAGGAGAAAAAAATGCAAGCCGAAAGACATATTGGTGAAACAGGATCAAAATCACTTGACTTAATGAATAGATTGTCCGATTATTTGAATAAATAATTAATTATGGACGAAAAATATTTTGTAGCAAAAATCACCACTGATATGGTTGATGAGAACACAGGTAAGATTAAAAAGCTGAGAGAAGAAAAATTGGTTCGTGGGTACTCACCTACTGATGTTGAAGCTAAAGTTACCAAGGTTTACGAAAATTATTCTATGGATTGGAGAATCACCTCAATCGTCGAATCAAAAATTGATGAGGTTATAGAAGGTTAATAGTAACAAGAATTTAAAGGAATGGGAGTTGACAAAAATGTCTTCTCCCATTTTTTTTTGTCTGAAATACCCAAGAAATAAATTTTTTTTAAAATCCATGATATTTATTTGATAATAAATGAAAAATACAAATATGGCAAATAACCAAAATGTAGTAGAGGACGCTCTTTACCAAATTAGAAATTTGGAGGAGACCTTACAAGAAAATGCAAAAGGAATACTTCAATCGACAATGAGTGAAGAAATCAAACAATTAGTAAAAGAATCTCTTAAAGAATCAAAAAAAGATGAGGAGATTGATGAGCAAGATGAACCCGTAACAGGTGGAGAGGCTGAAATGGACACAGAAACTGAAATGGAAGATGAAGAAATGGACGATGATATGGAGGCTGATGCTGAAATGGAAATGGACACTGAAGATTCTGATATGGAAGGTGAAGACGAAATGGAAGATGTGGACATGGAAGGAGACGAAATGGAAGATGAAGAAACTATCGATATGACAGGAGCTTCTGACGCTGAAGTCTTAAGAGTTTTTAAAGCTATGGGTGATAATGATGGAATCGTTGTGAAAAAAGAAGGTGAGAATACAGTTCATCTTACAGACGGTGATAACGAATACATGATCCAATTGGGTGAATCTGAAGAAGATATGAATGAAACAATTTACGAAATAGAAATGGACGGATCCGACGACATGATGGAAATGGATGATGACATGATGGAATACGACATGATGGACTCTGACGAACTTGACGAATGGTCTTGGGGTGGTGCTGCAACAGGTGCTATCAAAGGCGGTTTAGGTCTTGAAGAAGAAGATGACATGATGGAAATGGATGATGACATGATGGAATACGACATGATGGAAATGGATGATGACATGATGGAAATGGAAGCTGAGTTTGACATGGAAGGTATCATGGAATCAATTAAAAAATCTGTTAAACCAAAAGGTGTTGGAATTGGAAAAGGTCCAAAATTTAGCTATGACAAAAAACCTAACATGGGCGGAGGGTTCAATGAAAAAAGAAAAGAAGCTTTTGGAAAAGGAACTAAGGCTATGGGTACAGGTAAAGCTAAATTTGAATATAAAGAAGAAAAAGAGTGGGGTGGTAACAAAGGTGACTACAAGAGAAGTAATGGTCACAAAGTAGGTGAAAAAAATGGTCATTTTAAAGACTATGAAAAGAAAGAAACTAAAGAAGCTGTGAGAACTAATAGTTATCCTAGAGCTAACAAAGTTGGTAACAGAAAAGGTTCTGACCAAAATGTGAATAGAAAAGAAATTAGACAAAGACCTAACACAAGAGTTAACGAAGAAGTTCAATTATTGAAAAATAAAAATGATGAGTACAAAAAAGCACTTGACGTTTTTAGAACTAAATTGAATGAAGTTGCTGTGTTTAACTCTAATTTGGCATACGCTACTCGTTTGTTCACTGAACATTCAACTACTAAACAAGAAAAAGTTAACATCTTAAGAAGATTTGATAATGTTGAATCTTTGAAAGAATCAAAAAATCTGTACAGAGTTATTAAAAATGAGTTAAACTCAACTGGCTCTTCATCAGAACAAAAATTAACTGAGTCAATTGAAAGAACTGTAAATAGAACTGTTGAAACAGGATCAGCAGTGAATTTGATTGAATCAAAAACTTATGAAAATCCTCAATTCTTGAGAATGAAGGATTTAATGGGAAAAATAAAATAAACATAAACTAAAAATAAAAAACCTAAAAAAATGGGAGCATTATTAGAATCAGGTCTTGTAGGTAACATCGGGTTGAAACACCTTAAAGTTATCAAAGAAGACACAATTAACAAGTGGGACAAATTAGGCTTTTTGGATGGTCTAAGAGGTCACTTAAAAGAAAACGTTGCACAATTATACGAAAACCAAGCATCTTACTTGATCAACGAAGCAACTTCTGACGGTCAATCAAACGGAGCGTTCGAAACAGTTGTTTTCCCAATTGTAAGAAGAGTTTTCTCTAAATTGTTGGCTAACGACATCGTATCAGTACAAGCTATGAACTTACCTATCGGTAAATTGTTCTACTTCGTACCAAGAATCCAAGGATATGCAAACGCATCTTCTGAGTATGCTAACTTATATCCTAACTCAACACCTTCTAACAGTACTGCTGGTGGTGACCACTACGCACCTATTGGATCTCCTGAAGCTGTTAACGCAGGATTAAACAATCCTAACCAAGGATACCCTGATAACGACTACTACTACAAGAAAGATCTTTATGATTTATTCTATGAAGGTAACGAAGCGTCTTTAGATCCTCCAGGATTATTTGACTACTCTAAAGGTAAGTGGACTGCAGTTACAGCTACAACAACAATCCAAGCGTGGACAGGTTCTTCGTTGGTTGACGCAGCTATCGGTGCTGGACAATTGATTCCAGCAGGTAACTACAGAAAAGTTATTGTTAAACTTTGTGGATTCGCAAGTGCAGGAGCAGGTAAATTGATCGGTCCTGATGGTAACGAAATGGACACTGAATCATTCCTTTCTGACCTTAGAATTTATGCAGCTAACGGATTCTCAGCTAACACAACTTCACCTTGTAGTGTAACAACAACAACTTACAATGGATCTACAGTATACGCACCTCTATTGTTTAGAGTTGTAACTCAAATCTACGGTAAAGGTATTGTTAAATACGGAACTAACGCAAACACACAATTCAGAAACGCAGGTGATAACAACACTCAATCATACACACCACCAACAGGTAACGGAGGTAATTACAATGATATTTGTGATAATGACGGTTGTATTTGGTTAGAAGTTGACCTTTCTTGTCCTGTATGTGCTGACTGTGACGCATCTTCATTAGATGGTTACACAGGAACAACAATCGCATCAGGTGGATCTGCTACTTCATTCACTGCATGGTATAGAAGATATGGTAACCTTGAGTTCGAAGATCAAATTGGTGAGGTTTCTTTTGACCTTGAGTCAGTAACTGTATCTGTTACAGAAAGAAAACTAAGAGCACAATGGTCTCCTGAATTAGCTCAAGACGTTGCGGCATTCCATAACATCGACGCTGAGGCTGAGTTAACAGCATTGTTATCTGAGCAAGTAGCAGCTGAGATTGACCGTGAAATCTTACGTGACTTACGTAAAGGTGCGGCATGGCAATTACGTTGGGATTACAACGGATGGAGAAGAATCAACAACCAAGTATCTTACACTCAAAAAGACTGGAACCAAACATTGATTACAGCAATCAACCAATTGTCAGCACAAATCCACAAATCTACTTTGAGAGGTGGTGCTAACTGGATCGTTGTTTCATCTGAGGTTTCTGCTATCTTTGACGATTTAGAATACTTCCACGTATCTAACGCGGCTCCTGAGCAAGATCAATACAACATGGGTATTGAAAGAGTTGGTACATTATCAGGTAGATACCAAGTTTACCGTGATCCTTACTTCCCACCAAACCAAGTTTTGATTGGACACAAAGGAACATCATTGTTAGACACAGGTTACATCTACGCTCCGTATGTACCTCTACAATTGACACCTACAATGTACAACCCATTCAACTTTACACCTATCAAAGGTATTATGACACGTTACGCTAAGAAAATGGTTAACAACCGTTTCTACGGACGTATCACAGTTGATGGAGTTAGAACATTCGACTTGAGAGAATTGAGATAATCAATTAAAACCGAATAAGAAAAAGGTCAGAGAAATCTGACCTTTTTTTATTTTATTAAAGTTCGAATTGATTTAGATATCACTTCAGATTCACCAATTGTAAACACACCTTTGGCATGTGCGGATTTAACAGACTCAATTAAATAATAAAGAGCGTGTTCTTTATCCATTGTACTTAATATAAGTTCTAAATGGTCTTCACTTAACAAGTTAATAGACCCAAATAAATTACCATAGATTTTGTTTTCTTCTTCCATAATTAAAAAGTGAGATATTTATAATTATAATATAATGGATAGATTAAATCAAATAATTAAAAGAGTTATTAAAGAGGCCACTTCACAAAGAGGAGGTTCCGCAGGTGCATACGTTACACCGGTACAACCAGGATTTAGACCTTTTAGTAAAGATAGTTTAGCACCATTTAACATATCTGTTTCTAAATATGATAACCCATTAGTCCAATACGATAGTTTAGATCATAAAATGGATTTAAGAAAAGACCAAATTGCAAAATTAGAAAAAGAAGCAAATGATATAACTAATTTTATGAGAAAACATCCTGATTTAGCAACAGGAGATGATGACGGTGGTGTTATAAACCAATATATGTATAATCATAAAACACCTAAAGGGGATAGCCCAATGAGACCTTTCACAAAAAAAGTAAAATTTAATGAGTGGGTTGATTTATCTTATGATAATTTATTATCGGAAATTAGTTCCACTGTTACAGCAGGATTATATAATGCACCATTAGAAATTGGTAAATTAGAGTGGAAAAAAAATGAATTAGATCCATTTACTGAAAAGGTTATGACAGACTTTAATAAAAAATCATTAAAGAATACCTTGAAAAATAATATTAAAAGAAACGTTGGTGTTTGGGAAAAAAATAAAGATGGTTCATATAAAAGAGATATTGACTACCCCGAGACAATCAATGAAGATTTAGCTGTTTGGTTTGGTAAAAAGAAGAAACCTAAGGGATCTTCTCAACCAAAAGGACCTTGGGTGAACATTTGTCGTAAAGTAGACGGAAAACACCCTCCCTGTGGACGACACGACACTTCTAAAGGTTCATACCCAAAATGTCGTGCCGCAGGAGTTGCTGGTAAGATGTCAGATTCGGCTAAAAGATCTGCTTGTC